ATATAACTGGTAGTTACAGTCTGGATGGTGGAGTACGGTTTGCAATAACAGATACCAATCCTACTGAGCTTGATTCTACTAATATGCCTGGTATTTATATCTTCGATTTATCACAGGCTGAGACCAATGGTAATATGATTACTTTTTATGCCAAGAGCACAACGGCGGGTATTCGTATTGAACCTATTGTTATATTTACTATGCCAGCTGATTTTACCTCTTTGACAACCGCAGGAATTATTACAGCCATGAAAGCTATGACAGGGATAACGGAAGGTGGAACCTGGACTTGGGAAAAGATTCTAAAAATAATGGCTGCCTTTGCAGCAGGTGATTGGAGGAAATCTGCTGATGGTACTAAACAGGAATTAATGGATGCTGAGGATGGAACGACTGTGATATTGGAACAATTATTGACACGGTCTCCATCACCAAGTTCAAATTATCGAGACATAACGGTGAAAATATGAGTTATAATCTTATAACAGAAACAATTCCAGCGGTTACTGGAGGTCTTTTTGACTTCGAAAGAGACCTTACGGCAGCAGAAGATACAGCTTTGGGTCGGTCGGTAATATCTATATTGGCTGATTATATTATAAATACCCTATCACTTATGACAACCCCAAGTGATGAGGGAAATTGGCCTTTGTACCTTTCGAGTATGCCAGATGGTGATAACATAAAAACAAATTGCGGTGCTATTTATGATACCACCGGTGTATTAGATGGGAAAATATCAGATGGTGAAGTTATTCAACATCCTGGTATTCAATTAAGAATTCGTTCGGATGATTATGAAATAGGATATGCCAAAATAGAGGCAATAGCTTTGGCATTGGATAGTGTTCTTTTTGATATTGTTTCGATAGATGCTGTTGATTATTTGTTACAAAATGTAAGTAGGACTACTGCTGTGGTTCCTTTGGGTTCTGAAAGGGGGTATAAAAGAAGATTTTTATTTACAGTGAATTTTTTGGTAACTTTGAGAAAAATAATTTAATTTAGAGAAAGGATAGTGAAATGAGTAAATTAACTGATGGCTTTGGGACGACAATTTCATTCTCAACGGCTGGTAGTGGTGTTGTTACTAATTTGTATGAAACAGGGGTTACTCCTCCCGGGCTTTCTGGGGGAGGTGCTATCGACCATTCGACTATGGAAAATTCTACTTATCGTACCTATGTACCCCGCAACTTGATTGGTGGAAGCCCGGCCTCATTTGTTGGCGGCTACGACCCCCAACTGCTTGATGATATTTTAAGTGCGGTAAATGTGAATCAAGAATTTACAATCACCTTCCCTGATAATTCCACTTTGGTATTTTGGGGATTCATTGATGAATTTACTCCCAATGCTCTTGTTGATGGAGAAATGCCTACTGCAAATATAACCATTATACCTACGTTTTGGAATGGTAGTGCAGAAACCGCTCCAGAATTTACTTCATAAAGCTGGGTTTTGACGATGGACGTATTTTTAGTGGGTAAATTGTATTTAACGTAAGAGACGTGCAGAGAAACGTATTCTTGATGTAATTAAAGTGCTGATAACAGTGAATATTTTGGAAAGGATAGTAAAATGGATAAAGAACTAAGGTTTAGTACGGTATTGAAGGAACTTCCTGTATTCCTGACGGGGAAAGATGGGGTTGAAAAGAAGTTTACCTTGAAGGAATTGACAGGAAAACAACGGGCAATTTACAATGCAAGTTTTGATGTTAAGATAGAGATGGATGAGGAAGGCAAGGCTAAGGCCGTTGCTGGAGAAGGATTCAAATCTTTTTCGGCAACACAATTCTTGGCGTTATGTCTATATGATGAGAACGACAAACTCGTTGGCGAATCAACTATAGACACCTATCCCAGTACCATGCTCGCCAAATTACATGAAGCAGCTTTGGAACTCAGTGGTTTGGACAGGAAGGCACTCGAAGCCGCAAAAAACGGATTAGGGGGGAGCAATTCCAGTGGTATCGAATAGCTTCCCATTTGAAGATGTCTGTACAGAGAGCCCAATCAGAAATTACTTCTACAGAATTTATGGATTGGATTGCTTATTTAGATGATGAGGAATTAAATGGATTCCATAGAGAAGATTATTACCTTGCTAATATTGCTGCTGAAGTACGACGGTCTTTTGTAAAAGACCCTGCAAAGATCAAAATGGAATCTTTTTTGATAAAATTCAAAAAGGGAGCCAAATTGAAAAGACCAAAAAAGACGAAAGAAGAAAAAATCAGGGAATCCAAAGCGTTTTGGATGTCATTAGCGGGTATGCCAAAAAGGAAGAAATAAGATGGTTGCAACACTTGACCTCGGAAATCTCCTTGTTCATCTGCGAATGAATGCCACCCAGTATATGGCTATGATGGATAAAGTTGAAGCACGAATGAGGATGACTTCTCAAAGGCTAACAACTATTGGTAGAAGTATGACTATGCGTGTAACAGCCCCATTGATTGCTATGGGAGGTGCTTCTGTTAAGGCTTTTGCCTCCTTTGATGATGCTATGACCAAATCATTGGCAATAATGTCTGACATTACTCCTCAATTAAGAAAGGAGATGGAGAAATTAGCTTTGGAAATTTCTTCCAAAGGAGTTGTTTCTGCTAAAGAATTGGCAAGAAGTTATTTTTACTTGGCGTCAGCGGGATTTGATGCAAGTCAATCCATGGCAGCTTTGAAAACGGTTACAAGTTTTGCTACGGCAGGTGCTTTTGATATGGCATTGGCTACAGATTTGTTAACAGATGCTCAAAGTGCTTTGGGATTGACAGTCAAAAATGCTCAACAAAATATGAAGAATATGAAAAGGGTGTCAGATACCTTAATAGGGGCAAATACTTTAGCCAATGCTACCACCCAGCAATTTTCAGAGGCCTTGACTTCACAGGCTGGCCCTGCAATGAAGGCTTATGGTATAGAATTAGAGGAGGGTGTTGCGGTATTGGCTGCTTATGCAGACCAAGGCATCAAGGCACAGCACGCTGGTAATATGATGAGTAGGATGTTAAGATTGATGACAAAAGGATTTATGGATAATAGGGAGGAATGGGAGAGATTTAATATTAACATATTTGATGCATCTGGGGGATTGAAACCTCTTTATACTATTATAGGTGATTTATCAGAAGTTTTGAATAAGATGTCCACCAGGCAGAAAATTGCTACCTTGCAAATGCTTGGTTTTCAGGCTCGTTCTCAGCAGGCAATTCTTCCATTGTTAGGCCTTCAGGATAGAATAGAAGAATATAATGAAGAGTTATTAGAAATGCAAGGAATTACTGATGAGATAACAAGGAAACAATTAAAATCCTTTTCATCACAAATGAAAATACTTTGGAATCAAATAAAAGATGTTGCCACAAATATTGGCAAGATATTAGCTCCTTCCATTTTAAGTTTGAATGAAAAAATTAAAGATTTGATTAAAGGTTGGGAGGCGTTGGATGAATCAACCAAATTGTGGATAGTGAGACTTTCGGTGGTAGTTGCTTCTATTGGTCCTGTTTTATTCATTGGGGGAAAACTTTTGGCTTTAATTATAAAAATGAAGGTGGCTGTATATGCTCTTAATGTATCTTTGATAAGACTTAAAGCAATCCTTATAGCTGTAAATGCTGCAATGTCAGCTCATCCTTATATTATAATAGGGGCTGGTATTGCTGCTGTTGGATATAAAACATATCAATTGGTAGGTGCTCTTAAAGACCTCTATAAAGCAAAGAAAGATTTGGCAAAGTATGAAGACCCTGTTTGGTTATATGAAGAGGCAACCAGAATAAAAGAGGCGTTAATTATTGCACGACTACGAAGGAGAGAGAAAGAAAAAGCAATGGCAGCAGAAAAAGCGGCAGCATTGGTGGCACAAGAGAGGGCAAAAGAGGAACAAGAAGAATTGGCAAGGGCAATGGAAGCAGAAGAAAGAGCAGCGATATTAAGAGAAGAACGATTAAACAGAGCCAAACAAATCTTTGAAGCAACACGAACGCCTTTGGAACGGTATGAAATAGAAATAGGGAAACTTAATGAATTGCTTGGAGTAGGAGCATTAAAATACGATACTTATAGGCGGGCAGTTTTGCAAGCCAAAGAAGCATTGGAAAAATCCAGTAAGGTTACGGAAGATTCAACAAAAGGTCTTAAAAGATTTGCTCTGCAAATCTTTGAAGCAACAAGGACACCTATGGAACGATTTAGAACACAGATAGAAAAATTGCGGGAGGCCTTTGAAGCAGGATTTTTTGAGAAGCTTGGTGGTGCAGAAACGGTTGGGAGAGCAATTGAGCAAATTTGGGAGAAATTACTTGGTAAAGGGGAAAAAGAAACACCACTTGGTATTCTTGGAATTCCAAGAGGAACCACCCGTGAGATAACACCACTTATTTCACCAAGAGGCCTTGCTTTGGGAGGGGAGGGTTCTTCAAGAAGGCTTGAGAATTTAATAAGACAGCAATTGACAGAGCAAGAAGAACAAACCAGTCTTTTAAGCAAAATTGAGAGAAAGGAGGGGTTAATGTAATGGCAGTAGTTAGGGAAGATATTCTCAAAGGAACAACGGGTTCGAAAGATATATTTGGTTGGAAAGAAATAAAAAGGATAGTTATTGTTGATGATTTGGGGAAAGCTTCTGACCCTGGAGGTTGGGAAAATGTTATGCAGGAAGCTCTTGATGCAGCAGGAGCAGTTATGAGTTCTGCCCATCCTGATGTTAGTTATATTTATCTTCGGGATGCGGAGGCAGAGGCTATAGACAAACACCAGGTTAAACTAACTTTGACGTATTCGAGAGTAGATTTCCTTCATTCTATTGGTTTTGAAGATGGGGCAGTTGAAGTAGGGGCTTCCGTTATAGCACAAGAGACAAACAAGGATAAGGATGGTAATGAGATGTTTCTGTCTCATATTTACCCAGAAGGGTATCAAAGAAGCCCCCACGATACACCTTTGTCGGCACCGTCAGAGGCAGATGTGCAAGGCCATATGGCTACCGTAATGTGGCCACAAGTTACATGGTCTGTTAATCGAATAGAATCTATTTCAAAAGCCGATTTGAAAACAAAAGCTAAAACCTATGTTGGAAAAGTAAATAATGATACTTGGGATGGATGTGCTGCTGGAACAGTTTTGTGTACGAGAATTCAAGGGAGGAGTACAGATGGTGGCGTTCATTTTAATATTGTATATGAATATGAATATAGGGAAGAAACTTGGGACCATACTGCTCTTTATATTAGAGATAATGGTAAACCACCACCCGAGACAGATGCTAATTCACTAAAAGTATATAGAATCCAGCCGGAAGCTGATTTCAGCTCATTACCAGCGGAGTAAGATAATGAATATTCCATATTTTACTTCAGGCCCTTCACAATTAAGACAGAAATTGAATGATATGATTCGGGCTATTAACAGTTTGGATCGTATTAGTGGAGACCAATTCATAAGAGTAGATAAATCTCCCTCTGCTCTTGCATTGAGTTTGAGTTTGGGCAAATTGGAAGAGCGGTTAAGGATGTTTAGTAGTGGTAGTATAATTCATAAAGCCTACTGCAAAGATGATGCTGGTGCTGCCACAACCATCGATTGCTATTTGGATGCTGATGACCCTGGAAGTAATGTGATCTCGGTCCATTGTGAAATCTCTGGTGGCGGTAATTTGGATTCAGCGGAACCCCGATTAGAAATTGGCGATTTGGTGTGGGTTGTATTCGATGGAACCAACTGGCACGCACTCCATCCATTCCAAGCTACAGAGGATTGCGAGTGTACAGAATCCCCCCTTGCAATTGCCGATGGTGGTACAGGCGCCACAACTGCTCCAGGAGCAGCAAGTGCTTTAGGTGTAGGCACTGAAGATTCACCAGTATTTACAGGTTTGGCTAAAGTTGGTACTGGAGCTGACTATCTTGCAATTGTTGATGGTATTGTAAGTTTGCATGGTACTGCTCAATGTATATTGACTCTTCGACCGCATTTAGATTATGATAGTATTAGAGCTAATGGTGCTCCAACAAGATGGGCGCATGGTGTATCTAGAGGGTTTTCACTTGCAACGGGTGGTGGAAATGAGGTGTTAACACTTATACAGAATGTGCCTAGTAGGTGGAATGGTAATGAAAATCCGACACTTCATATAACAGTTTGTTTGAGCCAGGCAGAAGACGTAGGTGATAAGTTTAAATTGCGTACGGCGTGGGAGAAGATTCATGACGCAGATGACACTGTCGAAGATACTTCTAATAATGTGGATACAGAACAAGTTATTTTGGCAGGACGTACGGCTATTCGGAGTGTTTATACTATTACATTTGAAATAGATTATGATATAGATCCTGTAGACCCTCTTACAAAACATGATGAGCTTTTTATGGAAATAAGTAGTCTTGTCCCTGATGCGCCCGCTGTTACAGGTGAGATTGTAATTTTGAATTGGCATATACATTGGCCGGTAAATAAAATGTTTATGGCACCATAAAATGGCAAAAGTACAATATAACCCGAATACGTTGAAGGTAGCATACAACCCTGTTACCAAGAAGGTGCAGACGCTTGGTCATTACTATGCCCCAGGCGATTGCTGTTGTTTTTTGGACCCAAATACACCGGATTGGGTCTTGGACACGGTTTACGGTGTCGGGGATTTAGTTGAACATGATACACATACATATCGATGTAAAGTAACTCACACATCTGCCGCAGCGAACGAGCCGAATGTTGGTGGCGAGTGGCAAACTTATTGGATGGATGCTTCTGAAGCTCAAGCTTGCGGAAATCCAGACTGGCACGCCTATCCTCCATATGGCGGTCCTGGTAGAACACCGCTGTACATAAGAGTGACTTTTAGCGATATCGTTTATTGTAGCGGAAGTGAAGTGTGTTTTCCTATCTGCTTTGACGACCCGCCAGGTCCCAACCGGTCCTTCTTATTGACGTATGATGAAGGGTGTAAGTGGTCATGCAACACACCATGGCAGACTGTCTACTACAACGGTATTGAGTATCGTGCCCGCTGGGAAGTCAATGTAAATCTCACTGGGGCAACAGAACAAGGTATTTTACTTAAACTTTATTGGTGTGTTCCACCTTGGGTAACCGGAAAGTCTTATGTAGTGGGAGACCTTGTGATAGAGTACTCAGGAGACGAAGATGACGCGTATTGCATTTATGAGGCCAAATTAAATCATGTGTCATCAGGAGCAAATAAACCCCCCAATGGTGCATACTGGGCTGAAATCGTTTGTGGTTCAGAGAGTATAAATTGCCATTGGACGGGCGATTTGCCGGCCGGGGGGTTTGGTAGAAGGTTTCTGTTTAGGCTTGTGGGTTCATATCCTTGTCGAGAATTTGAGACCCCCCACGCAAACTCCTATGTTGACTGCGGAGCGCGTAATTGTGGAAAAGAGGGAACGGCATTTCTTGAAGTGGTCTCTACCCCGACCCCAACTATAACTCCTACGCCCAATCCTGCTACATGGGATAGCGTACCGGCAAGTACAGGTGCCGATTGCAACTTCCAAATTACGATGTCTGCAGATGTGGCCACGTCTCCATCAGGGAATATTAGTTATTACTTTCAATGCGTTACCGGACCGGGCCATGATAGTGGCTGGCAAACAAATAGAGTCTACATCGATACCGGGTTAGCACCAAATACGTTTTATGAGTACAGAGTTAAAAGTCGCTCCATAGGTGAAAGTTGTGGCCCACCTCCCGCAGAAACGGATTGGTCCTCCGAAGAAGGGACAACTACCCATACTGATGCTTCTCCATTGCCCTC